TCTGGTCTGTAAGCAGTGGCTCGTAGAGGTAGACAAAGAACTACGCTCTAGAGGGTGGCAAGATAAATGCCAGCAAGTTGCATGGATTCATGATGAACTGCAATTCGACTGTGATCCTGATATCGCAGAAGAGTGTGGAAAGCTGATCGTGGATTGTATTGCTCGAGCTGGTGACCACTTCAATGTCAAAGTACCCCTCACTGGTGAATATAACATTGGTGCAAACTGGGCTGAGACACACTAGGAGAACGCATGGCTAAGAACACGCTCCTCGTTGACGGGGATATCGTGGCCTTTCAAGCAGCAGTTTCTCTTGAACAACCTACTAAGTACGACGAAGACACTTGGATACTCTGGGCGTCTGAATCCGACACAAAAGCAAAATTCGATGACATGATGCAAACCTTGACTGAAAAGTCTGGGGCCGTTGATGTCATCGTAGCTTTTACTGATAAGGTTAATTTCAGAAAAGAACTCTGCGATACTTATAAGGCCAACCGAGCAAAGACAAGAAAGCCTATGCTTCTTCCCTTGCTCAGAGACTACTGTAATAAAAAATACCGCACACTTGTTTACCCTCGGCTCGAGGCTGATGATGTGCTTGGTATTTGTGGAACATACGAACCTCTTTTTGAAGAGCCAATCATCTGGAGCATCGATAAAGATTTGATGCAAATACCGGGGTTACGCCTAGTGGATGATGAGATCGTCGAAGTAACGCCTGAACAGGCTAATTACTTTTTTCTAAAACAAGTCCTCACAGGTGACCAAGCCGATAACTATGCCGGGTGCAAAGGGATCGGGGAGAAGAGAGCTACTGCTATACTTGATGCAGATCCCACATGGGATGCTGTAGTTAAGACATATGAAAAAGCAGGGCTAACCGAAGAGGATGCACTTTTCCAAGCAAGACTCGCACGTATTTTACGGCATGGCGATTACGACATGGAAAAAGGCAAAGTTAAACTCTGGAGTCCTGATGGAAGATAACGTAAATCAACCAGCTCATTACACCACAGGTAACATAGAGACTTGGGATTACATCGTTGATGTGATTGGTGAGTACGAGTGTATTTCTGTTGCTCACGCACAAGTCCTAAAATATCTGGGTTCCCGCTTATGGAATAAGACCAATCCTATTGAAGATGCCAAAAAAGCTCGATGGTATCTAAACAAGATGATTGACCTTATGGAAAAAACTGAGGGGGAAAACTGGTGACTATAGATCAAACAAGAGAAGCATATGTTGCTGAGTTTCATAAAGCTATGGGAATGGAACGACAAGCTCGTTTAAGCGTCCCTTTGTTGCAGTTGCGTATGGATCTTATTCAAGAAGAAATGTTGGAACTGAAGCAAGCCGTGGACAGTGTGTGTGGTAAAATTTGGTATCACAAAGCAGTACCGCCTTCAGAAGTAGCTCACATATTAAAAGAGCTGGTAGATTGTCAGTATGTGATTTCTGGGTTTGCCGATGCCTTTGGCTTACCGATGCAACCAGCCTTTATACGTGTACATAAAAGCAACATGTCCAAGCTAGAAGATGGGAAACCTGTCAAGCGAGAAGACGGAAAAGTCTTGAAAGGTAAGAACTACACACCCCCAAACTTAATAGACTTGGTAGAGTAAATATGGCTTTTAAATCTAATAATAATCCGATGTTCCGATCTAAATTTAGTGAGGACATCTTCAAACACAAATACGCCCATGACGGTTGTGAAACTTGGGCAGACTTAGCAAAAACATTGGTCGAAGATGTATGTGGCGACCATATGAGTCTAGAAGATCGATCTCAGCTACGTCAGTACATTACTGATCTCAAGTTCATTCCCGGCGGTAGATATCTGTACTACGCTGGTCGGCCTAACAAATTCTTCAACAACTGTTATCTACTGAAGGCAGAAGAAGACAGCCGAGAAGATTGGGCAAACCTGAGCTGGAAGTCAGAGAGCTGCCTAATGACAGGCGGCGGTATTGGTGTGGACTACAGTGTGTACCGACCCTCTGGTGCCACTATAAGCCGCACAGGTGGAGAGGCGTCTGGCCCCATTCCTAAGATGAATATGATCAACGAAATTGGGCGCCGGGTCATGCAAGGTGGCAGTCGTCGTTCAGCAATCTATGCATCATTAAATTGGAAACATGGTGACATCCATGATTTTCTTGCAGCTAAAGATTGGCAGTCGATGTCAGTTGGTAGTACCGGGAAGACTCTATGGGACATCAAACAAGAAGATTTCAACTTTCCAGCTCCTTTGGATATGACAAACATTAGTGTGAACTATGACACTGAATGGTTGTTGAATTATTGGAAGACAGGCGAAGTCGGTGATGTATTCAAACAGAATGTGCGTCAGGCAATGCAATCAGCAGAGCCAGGATTTAGTTTTAATTTCTTTGAAAAAGAGAACGAAACTCTTCGCAACGCCTGTACTGAGGTAACGTCAGCAGATGATAGTGACGTTTGTAATCTTGGGAGTATTAACTTAGGCCGTGTTGAGGATCTGTCAGAATTTAAAGAGATTGTAGACCTATCTACTAAATTCCTTATCTGTGGAACTTTAAAGGCACAACTACCATACCGGGAAGTCTATAATACTAGAGAGAAGAACCGCCGATTAGGTCTTGGCCTAATGGGTATGCATGAGTGGTTAATTAAAAAGGGGTCTCGGTATGAGGTTACCCCTGAGCTTCATAAATGGCTTTCTGTTTATAAGGGACAATCTGACACTACTTCTAGTAATTTTGCTGATTATCTCGGTGTCTCCCGTCCTGTTGCTAACAGAGCAATTGCCCCAACAGGTTCAATTGGCATTCTTGCTGGTACTAGTACTGGTCTCGAGCCAATTTTTGCTGTGGCTTATAAACGTCGCTATCTAAAAGGCGGTAACCGCTGGCACTACCAGTATGTCGTAGACTCAGCCGCCCAAGAACTAATCGATATGTATGGTGCTAATCCAAACAACATCGAGTCTGCACTTGACCTTGCAGAAGACTATGAGCGTCGCATGAAGTTTCAAGCTGACGTTCAAGACTACGTTGACATGTCTATTAGCTCCACAATTAACCTTCCTTCTTGGGGAAGTGAATTAAACAATGAGGACACAGTAGATGATTTCGCTAGCACTTTGGCATCCTATGCCCACAGGCTCAGAGGCTTTACGTGCTACCCAGACGGAAGTCGGGGTGGTCAACCTTTGGTATCAGTACCTTACAAAGAAGCTGTCGATAAATTAGGCACAGAATTTGAGGAACATGTAGAGACACACGACATCTGTGACATTTCTGGTACAGGAGGTTCATGTGGCATCTAGCAAATTACCAGTCATCGATGAGCATCTTCTTGATTATATCGAGAGGATGTTTCCAGATCGTTGCCCAAATATAGATAATGATACCAAAGAAGTTTGGTTCAAAGCTGGGTCTGCATCAGTAGCAAGGCATCTTCGGGCAGTTTACGAACAACAAAATGAAAATATATTGGAGAACTTTTGATGTGTACATCAACACCGAAGCCCCCGGCTCCTCCGCCACCTCCACCGCCACCAGCTCCGCCACCACCAGTGTTGGAACAGGGTGCCCCGACGGAGGCTGTATCAGCAGACGAGCAGCGTAAAAAGCGTAAGAAACAAAACGCCACTGGAACTAAACCTTATCAGAGTTCAGCCCTGTCAATTACAGGCTCATCTGGTGCTTCAGGAAGTTCATCAGGTGGTGTAGGAGTATAACATTATGCACAACGGTAAGACTTGTGCGGGAAGATACGAGCAACTTGCCGTTGAGCGTGAGATGTTTCTCAACCGAGCTAGAGATTGCTCTGAGGTTACGATACCAACTCTCGTGCCTCCGAGTGGTCATAGCTCGGCTACTGAGTATTCAACTCCATATCAAGGTGTGGGTGCTAGAGGTGTAAATAATCTAGCATCTAAATTATTGCTCTCACTCCTCCCCCCAAATTCCCCTTTCTTTAGATTACAAGTTGATGATCAAACCCTCCTAGAATTAACTGGAGAAGAAGGTGCAAGGGCTAAAGTTGAAGAAGGCTTGAACCAAATCGAGCGGTCTGTGATGACCGAGATCGAAACAACAGGTTTAAGATCTCCAATCTTTGAAGCTCTAAAACATCTTATTGTTGCTGGTAACGTCCTAGTATATCTCCCAAAGTCTGGAGGTATCAGGGTTTACCGTTTAGACAGTTACGTTGTGAAACGTGATCCATATGGCAACGTCCTTGAAATCATCACTAAAGAAGAAGTATCCCCCGCTGTTTTAGAAGATAAAGAACTATTAGCTATTGGTGCTGATCCTGAATCTGACATGAAGTCAGAGTATGGGAAAAAAGTTGCACTATATACCCATATGTACCTCGATGGTAAAACTTGGCGTATGTACCAAGAAATCAAGGGTCAAATAATCCCCGGATCTGGTGGTAACTGGCCCATCGACAAGTCACCTATGCTGGCCTTGCGTTGGACTCGGATTGACTCAGAGGACTATGGACGCTCATACGTTGATGAATACTTGGGTGATTTGATTAGTCTCGAAGGTTTATCAAAAGCTGTCGTAGAGGCTGCGGCTGCATCATCTAAAGTACTATTCATGGTAAATCCGAATGGAACCACCAGAATGCGTGATATCTCACAGGCTGAAAACTGTGCGATTGTTGCTGGTAATGCTAATGAAGTATCGGTGTTGCAAACTGAAAAGTACGCAGACATGCGGGTTGCTTACGATACAGTACGTACAATCACTGAACGTATGTCCTACGCTTTTCTGATGAATAGTGCAGTTCAACGATCTGGAGAAAGAGTCACGGCTGAGGAAGTCAGATTCATGGCTAAAGAACTCGAGGATGCCCTCGGTGGTGTTTACTCTATCCTAAGTCAGGAATTCCAGCTTCCACTCGTGATGCGTCTTATGGATCGCATGACAAAAGCTAAGAAGCTCCCGGCGTTACCAAAGGGTATTGTCCGTCCAGCTATTGTAACGGGTCTCGAAGCATTAGGCCGGGGACACGATCTCAACAAGTATAATGCTTTCTTAACAGCTCTACAGCCTTTAGGCCCAGACGCTGTGGCTCAATATATGAATGTGTCAGACTATATTTCTAGGATAGGAACTGCACTTGGTATTGATATGGATGGCCTTGTCCGTACTGAAGAAGATATTCAGGCAGAAAGACAGGCAGCAGCCGAAGCTCAACAACAGCAAATGATGAATGAAACAATGGGACGGATGGCTGAGAAAGCTACCCCCAAAGCGATGGAAATCGCACAACAAGGATTAAACGATGGCAACGGAAACGGTTAATATTGACTCTGGTGAATATAATCCATCGTTGGAAGAACAGGCTGCGCTTCAAGATGAGGCGCAGTCCCCTCCTTCTGATGAAAAAATATTAGGTAAATTTAGCTCATATGAGGAACTAGAGAAGGCTTATGAAGAACTGCAAACTAATTTCACAAAGTCTCGACAAACTGATGTGGATCAGGGCGAGAATAGAAGTGCGGATTCTGATGATGCTGAAGGCTCTGAAGAGGTCGCTCGTGAAGCTGTACAAGAAGCTGGATTAGATTTCACAGCTCTCAGTAATGAATTCTGGGAGAATGACGGTCTAACTGATACTTCTTATCAAGCTCTAGAAAATGCTGGAATACCAAAAGATTTAGTCGATAGCTATATTGAAGGTCAGCAAGCAATTTTAACAAACACTACAACTGAAGTTTATGACTCAGTGGGTGGACAAGATAATTATACAGCAATGATTGATTGGGCCGCAGACAACATGTCTGAAGGTCAAATTGATGCATTTAATATTGCAGTAAATAGCGGGGATATGGATCAAACCAAGTTCGCCGTTCAGGGTCTCCGCTCGATGTATGAGGCCCAACAGGGCGTAGAGCCAGCTCGTAGTTTAGCTGGTCAATCACGCCCCTCTGCCGATGCTTACGCTAGCCTAGCTCAGATGAAAGCAGATATGGCAGATCCAAGATACAGCTCTGATCCCGCATTCCGTGATCAAGTTGCGGCAAAGCTGTCTCGCTCAAACATAATGTAAAGGAAGTTAGTATGGCTAGGGATTATGCAGCCGAATACGCTGAATATCATTCCAAGCCCGAGCAAAAAAAGCGACGGGCCGGAAGAAATCAAGCTCGTCGTTTGATGATTAAAAAAGGATTGGCTCGTAAAGGTGATGGAAAAGACATTCACCATCGAGACAATAACACTCTTAATAACTCAACTAACAACCTTACAGTCATGTCTCAAAATAAAAACAGAGGCATGAAGACCTAAAGAACACAGACCATTTGTACTTTTTGGCTCTCTGCGGAGAACAACCTCGAAGGAAAGGTGGCGAGTAATCTGAGGTTAACCCCTTAATTTTAACTCGTACAATGAGGTACAACAAAATGGCTAACGCTACTCCTTCACGCTTAGGTGCGTTGAATGGCGGCTCCGATAAGGATGCCCTATTTCTAAAAGTCTTCTCAGGTGAAGTTCTGACTGCATTCGAGCAGCAGACAATCATGATGGACAAACACCAAGTTCGCACAATTGCCAACGGTAAATCAGCTCAGTTTCCAGTAATGGGTCGTACATCTGCTGATTACCATACTCCCGGCAACGAGATCACTGGTGACAGCATCAATCACTCAGAGAAGGTCATTACAATCAACGACCTCCTTCTGGCTTCAACCTTCATTGCAAACATCGATGAAGCAAAGAACCATTACGATGTTCGTTCAGTATACTCTCGTGAGATGGGTATTGCTCTGGCTAACCAGATGGATAAGCACATTCTGCAAACCATCATTCAAGCCGCTAACGATGCAACTCCGACAGTAACTGGAGAAGCAGACATGGTCGGTGAAGTTATTACTTCAGCTAACTCAGGCACTGTAGCTGACGACATGATCGCAGCTATCTTCGATGCAGCTCAGGCTCTCGATGAAAAGAACGTCCCCGAGGATAACCGCTACGTAGTTGTAAAGCCTGAGCAGTATTATCTGCTGGCTAACAGCTCAAAGGTTATCAATGTTGACTTCGGTAACGCTGCAAACGGATCTACCGCTTCAGGTAAAGTCATGCAAGTTGCCGCTATCAATGTTCGGAAGTCGAATAACCTTCCGACTTCAAACATCACTGCGGGTGTTGATGCTGGCACATCAACCCGTCAGGCTGTTGACGCTTCTAACACCACAGCATTGGTATTCCACCCATCTGCTGCCGGTACTGTGAAGCTCATGGATTTGGCTACAGAGTCCGAGTACGACATCCGTCGTCAGGGTACACTTATGGTAGCCAAGTATGCTTGTGGACATGGCGTACTACGCAACGAAGCTGCTGTGCAGATTCAGTCTGCCTAAGCTAACAATTAGAGAGGCTCCTCCGGGGGTCTCTCTTTTTACTTAAAGAGGAAATCATGGCACTGACCCCCACTACAAAACTGGAGGCCGTGAACGTCTGTCTGACGAACATTGGCGAGGCTCCAGTAGCTTCACTAACAGGACTTCAGGTGGACGCTCAGGTTGCTTCCTCAATTATCGATGAAGTTTCTAGAGAGGTTCAAACCAACGGTTGGCATTGGAACACCGAGGTACATACGCTCTCACCAAATATATCCAATCAGATCTTACTCCCGGCAAACACCCTGCGTGTCGATACGGTAGAGAAAGATAGCAGTCTAGATGTCATACAAAGGGGCATGAAGCTCTACGACAGGAAAGACAACACATACACATTTACAGCCCCACTTAGGTTACATCTAACAGTTGGGCTAGATTTTGATGAAATCCCAGAAGCAGCCCGTCGTTATATTACGATGCGTTCATCCCGTGTGTTCCAAGAGAGAACACTTGGATCTGAGTCACTCTCTAAATTCAACAGAGCTGACGAACAGAGTGCTTGGGCTTTACTTCAACATGAAGAAGCTGAAACAGGTGACCACAACATGATCACCGACAGCTACTCAACCTACACAACTGTGGCTCGAGTGGCCCCTGTTAGGAGGAATTACTAATGGCTCTTGTTGCTGGCTCAATGCCTAATATGTTCAACGGTGTCAGTCAGCAGCCTCCAGCTCTCCGCTTAGAAAATTCTTGCACAGAGATGGAGAACGGCTGGGCATCATTAGTTTCAGGTTTACAGAAACGATCTGGCAGTGAAATTGTTGCTAGATTAGGTAACAATATAACAGGCAACGTCAAAGGTCACTATTTTAGACGGTTTGACGGTAAGAAGTTTTTCATAACCGTTCAGGACAACGACATTAAAGTGTTCGATGAGAACGGTGTATCTAAAACAGTCAATGGTACTCTAACAGGATCTTATTTAGATTTTGATGGAGACCCCCGTAAAAACTGTAAAATGATCACAGTAGCTGATACTACATTCATTCTTAATAGAACAATTGTAGGAGCGGCCTCTACTATAACTGAGGCATCTATAACACCAGCCCGTTTAGACCCATCACGTTATTGGTCAATATTCATAAAAGGCTCTTTATCTAACTCGAACTATGCAATTTATATCAACGGTACACTAGCAGCCAATTTTACAACTGGTGCTAACACAGAGGCATCAAATGCTGTCGAGCGTACCGAAGAGATTGCTGACCAGTTAACTACCAGTCTAACTACCGCTGGTTACACAGCGGAGCGTTATAACTCAACTATTTCCCTATATTTAGCTGCAACTGATACTGTCCTGATCGATGAAGGTAATGGCGGCAACGCCATGACAGCATTTAAAGAGGAGCTTACATCATTTGAAGATCTCCCGGCACAGGACAAAGATGGTCGTCTTGTACGAATATTAGGTGAACCCGGCTTCGAGGGCGATGATTACCACGTAGCTTATAACGCTGATAAGCAGTTATGGATCGAAACATTTGGTTACGATAAAAAGAGAACGCTGACCTCTTCGACACTTCCACACACTTTATCCTATGATGTGAATACAGATGAGTTTACTTTCGATGTTCACACTTGGGCGGATATGTTTGCAGGGGATGATGAAACAAACCCTGATCCGAACTTTGTAGGTAAAACTATAAATGACATATTCATCCACCAAGGTCGTATGGGATTTTTAGCGGATGAGAATGTAATATTATCTGAAGCCGATTATTTTGAGAACTTTTACAGAACTACTGTTGCACAGCTTGTCGATAGTGATCCTATTGATATCGCCGCTGTGACAGGACAAGTTACCCTCCTTAACTTTGCAGTCCCGTTTAACAAGAAACTCCTGATCTTCTCAGATCGTGTGCAGTACATTCTTGACTCGGCAGACTTACTTTCCCCTAAAACAGCACAATTGACCTATGCATCAGCCTTCAATGCATCCGAAACAATCACCCCGATTCAGGTCGGGCCATATGTTTACTTTGCAGATGACACTGGGTCGAACTCAAAGGTATTTGAGTATTTCGTAGATAACGATGTGAACACTGAGAATGCTGATGAGATTTCAGCTCAGGTTCCTGAGTATATCAAAGCACCAATACAGTACATGGATGGATCTAGCCGTTTATCTAGTATCTTCCTATTAGGTAACACTTCTACCGAAATGTACTGCTACAAATATTTCCAAGGCACCCAAGGTAAGATTCAATCATCTTGGGGTAAATGGGTATTTGATGGTGATGTTAAATACTTTACCTTGGTTGATAACAGTATTTACTTACTGATCGATTATGCCTCTGACGGTCTCTACATGGAGACAATCAACATCGAGGAAGACTCAGTCCGTACAGGTACATCGTTCCCTATACATCTCGATCACTCATTTAAGTTTTCAGATTGTACAAGAACGTATGATGCAGCGACTAACTTAACCACTTTCACCCTTCCCTATCCTTCCCCCGCCGGAACTAAGTTTGTCCAAACAGACTCTAATGCTCCACAGGGCTATGATATTCCCGTGACACGAGTCTCTAGCACATCGTTTACGGTTGTTGGTGATTATACTGGGTCAACTTATGATGACGCTATAATCGGTAGGAATTTCACCTTTAGGTATGAGTACTCACCTTTCTTTATAAAGGAACCCAAAGGTCAAGGACAGGTATCCATACAAGACGGTAGGTTGTCTTTGAGATATCTATCGGTTCAATATGAGGATACTGCACAGTTCTCGGCTAGGGTTACCACAAGAGGACGATCTCCGTACACATATACATTTTCTGGCAGAAATCTTGGTTCACAAAATAACATCTTAGGTGGACTCTCACTGGACGACGGTGAGTTCAAGTTTCCTGTCATGGGACAAAACCTATACACAAAAATCGAATTGCTTAATGACACCCCTTTCCATTGCACCTTTACTGGTACTGAATGGACAGGGCAGTGGACACCGAAAGCAGTAAGAAGGTTCTAATGCTACACACAGAAGTTACTGAGGCTTGGCATATCCCGTCATTAGCCTCCCGGCTTCGTAATGCAGATATCCAAGAAATAATAGCATCCTCTGACCTACAGGCTATCGATGGTCTGGCTAGGTCAGTGGAATGCTCTGATATTTGCTACAGCATCATGGAAGGTGAGTTGCCTGTTGCTATCTATGGGTCAACTATAGATACCGATAATTCAGCTCTAATTTGGATGCTGGCTAGTGACGAAATTAAGCGTCATTCAAGACAGTTTTTACGGGAAAGTAAGAACTACATAAGAAAGCTCCACAAAGAAGCTAATGCTGACCTGTTGTGGAACTTAACAGATAAAAGAAACACAGTTCACCACAAGTGGCTTAAATGGTGCGGCTTCTCATTCATCCGTGAGGTGAATTGGGGGTCATACAATCTGCCATTCTATGAATTCGGAAGGTTTGACCATGTGTGACGCAACAGCCGCCATTCAAGGCGCACAAACTTATGCTCAATATGAAGAGCAACGGCAGCAAATAAAAGCTCAGAATGCAGCAGCAGATCGTAGTATCATGAGCGGCAGAGAAGAGTACAATTACCAAACTGGAGAAATACAAGAAGATTTCCAAGCTAATGTCCGGGCACAAAACCAGTCAGAGTTTGATGTCATTCTTGCCA